CAGACCAAGACCTTGACTGCCGGATGCTCATCAGCCCGTCGCGGATGCTCGAAGATCAGGACGCGCCGCTGGTTCCGGCCGCATACGCGCAGCTAATCGCCTATGCTGCCCTCGAAAATGTCACGCTTAAAGTGGCGAACCCCGCGCTATCGCAGGTCTACATGCGAAAAAAGGACACGCTTTACAAAGGTATGGAGCAAGCCTACCTCAAAGCCGTCCCTCGCAGGCTCATCAAGGGCACACCCGTCGCTGGCTACCGCTATGTGACCAATCCCTTCGGGCCTCTGCGCCTACTCCCGTGAGGTCTTAATGCGCGGAAATGTCTATCAAACGCCCATCGCAGGCGGGCTCGAAACTCGACTTCCGCAAAATCCGCAAAATGCGGGCAAGGTCGAAAACTGGATCAGCGACCGCTCAACCGGCGGCTGGTCCTCTCGCCTTGGGTATGAGCCCTTTCGACCCGGCGCGACGAACTGGGATCCTTTCGGCAATAATGGCCCGATCTACTCTCTGCATGTAGCGCAGCACCTCGCAGGCGGGGCAAGGCAGCATGTTTTGTTCGAGGAAGGTGGCAGCCTGCACCTTCTTTACGATGCGGCTGGCACTCCTGTCCTTCGCACTCTTGCTACCGGCCGGCATATCCCCACGGCGACTGAGGCAGGAAGCTGGTACACAGACACCGGCTATGGAACGGTAGTTACCAATGGCTTCGACCGGCCTGTGATCGTAAAGCCGTGGCCGCTCGGATCTATCGTGGACAGTTCATCCACGATTACTCAATGTATTAGAAACTTTGGCTTTGATGGACTGCCGACTTCGGTAGACCCACACAATGTAAAACCAGTCCCGCCGCCGCCGTTCCCGCCGAACATCCCGGCTCCGGGTGCAGGCGCTGTCACCCTCTGGTGTCCATCGCAGGGGAACGCGGTGCCAGACGGCGGACGGTGGGGCCTTGGCTTCGCAGATAACTCCGCAGGTACAGACGGGGCCAAAGAAGCCATCTTCGCATGGTCTGTCAGCTTCATCAGCGACACCGGGAGCGAGGGGCCTACCTCGCCTCTCGCCTCTGTCCGTTGGGCGCTGGAAGCGGGCGCGGAAGGCTTCAAGCACGCCGCCTATGTGGATCTACCCACCGGCCCGAAGGGCACAGTAGCGCGTAAGCTGTACCGAACCGCTAACTACTCTGACGACTTCGACTTCCCCGGAGACACTACTCTCTACTTCATTGACATTATTCGCAATAATGTAGAGACTGTCTATTTCGACGCAGTGTCCTCTGCGAACCTCGGGCAGCCCGCGCCCGCGATTGCGACCGGGCCTCTGCCTGCGCCCCGCGCACGGTTTTCCGCGCTTTATAATGGCTGCCTGTTCCTTGACGGCGGCATTGACGACAGCCGGACCCTCTACTTCTCCACAGCCGGGCTGATTGAGCAGTTCTCCGCAGACGCCTACATCGAACTGTCCTCGATCGGCGGGGGCATCACTGCACTTTTCTCGAACTATACAAGCCTGCTTGTTTTTAGAGAGAATGGCATCGATGTCGTGCAGGGCGACTACACGGCGGGCTTTACAGTCACGACCATCAGCAACAGCGTGACCTGCAAGGCGCCCCACAGCATCAAAACTGTCCCTGGCTTGGGCGTCGTGTTCCTCGCCACTGACGGCGTGTATGCGATCACGGGCGGTCTGGTAGGCGGCGCGAACGCGGAGGTCATCAACCTGACGAGTAATCAGGACAGTTTCATCGACAAAATCACGCCCGACTGTATGCCGAAGGCCGTCGCGGTTTTCAGTGAAAAGTCTCGCGAGTACCAACTGTATGTCCCGCTCAACGGGAACGATCGGCCCGATCGCGGACTGGTTTTGCATGTAGACCGCCTGGGCAGCGTCGATACCGTCAGCCCCTGGTCTACTCGCCTTGGCTTCCCCGTGGGCGCTGTCAGCAGTTTCTATGATGGAACCGTCGTCTTTGGCCATCACACCGGGAATGAGGACAGCACGCCGAACTCGCAGCGCGGGCTCTTCGTCATCAGCGGCAAGCATGTGCTCGGCAAGATTGCGGCCGAAAACACGCTGGTCTATGCGCCGCCGCCGGTCAGCACCTACCGTTCAGCGTGGAACGCCTTTGGAGATCCACAGACACAAAAACAGGTCAACTATGTGACCCTCTGGATCATCACGACGGGGAACGTCCCGATCACGGTTCGCCACTACAAAGACTTCTCTCTGACGGCGACTGAGGAACGGACCTACCTCGCACAGCCTCCTGATGCGACCTCTCTCCCGGTACTCGATAAGGCCGTGATCGGCGCTGCAAACTTTTCAGACGAAAGACTGATCCCGCTCCGCGTCAGCGTGGCCCATCAGTCGGCCGCATGGTTTTGCTTCGAAATCGAGACGCAGGCAGAGATCACCCTCGTTGGCTATGAATACGACTACATCACCAAGGGCACGCGAGTAGTCGCAGGGGTGCGCGCATGAAACACTGGACTGAGCGGGAAGCCGCAGCGAACACGACTGTCTCTCCTGACGCGCTCAACGACGAACTGCGGGCAAGTCAGTCCAGCATCACGACCCTAAGTCGGGAGCAGATGCCCCCGAACTTTGTGGAAGCCTCTCGGATGGTGGACTATGCGCTGCACCGCGTATGGTCTGATGCGCGCTGGCCAGAGGCTCGAACGGGGCAACAGCAGGCTGATGCCGATGTAAACGTCCCCGATAATGCCTGGGAGGCGACGACCATCCAAGTCCACGCAGGCGGCTGGACAAACATCAGCACCGCGCCCATCACTCTGACCGGGTTCAAGGGCGGCAGCCTCTACTTCGAGTATGGCTGCAATACCTATGTGAACCAGATCTTCGGCGTCGGCGTGAACGACGGGAAGCCCTACTCTCCCGCCTACATGCGGATGCGCGTGACCGTCAACGGCGTGACGATCGTTGAGCGCAGAGGCAAGTCGCATCACGGGCGACAGCGCATCTTCGGGACCGCGTTTTTACCGGCAGGAGATCTGGTAGTAAACATTCAGTTCCGAATGACTGAGCCATCGCAGGATGCGAACAGCAACACGACGGCCGCACCGCCGGATAATAATGTCATGTTCGCGCATGTTTACGGCGGACGCTACTTGGCGATCGGGAGGTGGAGATGAGCCGGATTATTCGACCTCCCGTTGAGGACGGGCAGGCCGTCACTGCGACGGACCTCAACACCCGTTTTACCGACTTCTCGCAGCCAAACGCGCTCAACCTGTTCAACACGCGGGATGCAGCCTTCGATCTTCCGCAGTTCAGCAGCACGCGCTTCATGGCGCCCGATATGGCCACAGCAATCATCGGATATAATGACTGGAAACATACAGCCTATAATACCGATACTGCGCCGGTAGGTGCCAGCGCCCCCTTTCTCGTCAGGAACGCAGCGGGCGTTTACACGCCGTTGAGCTTCGGCCCGACTGGCTGGACCCTGACCTCTGACTACATCTTCCGGGTCTATTGGGATCTCTCTGTCCGCCCTCGATATGAGGGTGTTCGTCCCTGGACTACCGCTGGAAGCCTCTCTTTCTGGAACATCGGAGCCGGTGTTGCAGGTCCATCCATCGCGACCAACGTCACTTGCTGGGCTTTTTGGCTCCAATGGGACATCACCAGTAATGCACTCGCAAACTGGACAAACGTGCCCCGTCAAGGACAGTTCAATAGCGGCGTCATTGGAAACCAGATCGGGGAACCCCTCGGAAGCACGATGGCAACGACCGTCGTTCCCGCGTTTAATGAGACAGGTTCCTGCAATAATGGAGGCTTCGACGGTCGCCTGGAAGCCCTGATCGGATGGACGGGCATCAGCGGAGACTGGCATCACACAGTCGCCCCGAACGCGCCGATCACGATCTATGGACTTCGCCTCGCCTTCACAGGTTTACTTCATTCGTATAATAATGGAGGTCTTAACTATCTGGTTCGTGACGACGCGCTGAACGCGGCAGGGGCCATGCAGATCGACCATAATGGCGGAAGCCTGGAAGCCATGAGACTGCGCGTAAGCTGAGGAGACGCCGTGTCCTACACTCCCCCGACTACTTTCACGACCAACACGGTACTGACCTCCGCGAACCTCGAAGGAAACTTTGAGGCGCTGCGCGTGTACCTACACGACGGGATCGTGTCCGCCGACTTCTCGAACGCAAAATGGATCGAAACTCGGCATGTTCAGCCTCCCGAATATCAGCCCTATTCCGGCCTTACGCATGGAGTGTCCGGGTATCAGGGCGGACAGTGGGCCGGTGGCACAAACATCCGACTGACTTTTGCGACTAAATTCCTCACGGGTAACGGCCGGACCTCGAATAACAGCTTCATCAACGTCCCGAATACGGCGTTCTCGCTGGACATTCGTCGTGATGCCAAGATGCTGTTCCACTACTGGTGGGAGTGGGAGGCAGGCCGCGACAGTTCGACCGCCGCCTATCAGGTGGCGGGAGATGAGCGGCTGGTCTGGCTCGCACCCTACATCGGGAACGTCCCCGCAGCCTTCAATAGCTACCGGCAAAAGGCGCAGGAAACTCGTAATAATGAGTATTCCATCGCAAATGCCTATCCTATTGGAACCTCTGAAACGTACCCTTCGGGCGGCGGTTATGATGCGAAGCAAGGCACCCTGATGTATGAAGCGAACATCGGGACCGTCACCTTCGGGCTCGCCACTCATTCGCAGATCGACCGCGTGGGCGTCGTGAACTGGGGCGTTGCAGTCGAAATCTACTACCTCTGAGGCGCGGAATGGACCCTATCACTCTGGCTCTAATCGGGACGGGCGCCCTCAAAGCGGGTGCAGGCATCGCGCAAGGCATCGGTACAGCCCGTGCTGGCAAGAAGCTCATGCTGTCCGAAGTGGAAAAGAAGGAACTTGCCGAACTCGAAAAGAGGCAGCGGACGGGTCAACTCGGCCTCACTGAACAGGAGCGAGGCGCGCTGGAACAGCGTTTTCTCGCTGAGCAGGCAGGCGCGCAGCGCGAACTCGAAGCCACCGCGCTTCAACAGGCCGCAGCCCGTGGACTGTCCGGCGCAGTCTCCGGGCGTGAACTGTTCCTGCAAGAGCAGGCGCAGGCCGTCGCGGAGACCGGCATGAGACAGCAGCAAAACGTCGCCGTGATGGAGGCTGATCGCGCTGAGCGTGAGGCCGAACAGGCGCGCATCGATGCCATGCGGGCTCAACAAAAGGCGGCGGAGGCGCAGCGGGCGCAGGGCATCGCGCAGGCGATCACGGGCGGTCTGGCCGGTGCAGGCGAGATCGCCATGACGGCGGCAGCGTCCATGCAGCAGACCAAACTGGCCGAAATCGAAGCCGCTGCAAAGGCTGAGGAAACTCGCTCTTTGCTCCTTAGACTGCAAACACAGCAGGGTGTTACGGGTAAGGGTATCGTCCCGACCGCCCCGACCGTTGGAGGCTTTTGATGGCTCCCCTCGCCACGCGCACCCCGAAGTACCTCGCACAGTATGGGCGCACTCTCAACGCGGCCTACCGTTTCGAGCAGATCAAGAAGGACATCGCGGACGAACAGGGCAGGGTCCAGTACCTCGACAGCCTAATCGGCCAAGAGCGTCAGACCCTCGCTGCCTTACAGCAGGGTTTCGCGGTGCAGCCGGTCGATCTGGCTGAGGCGCAGAGTGTCCTGCGTAATCTCGAAGAGCAGCGCAGCCGGTATAATCAGATCCGCCAAGAGACTTTGTCTCGCGAAGAACAGAAAACCCTAACGACCGCTGCGGCCCGTCCATCGCCCGTGGAACTCGTCACTGAGGCGCGGTCCATCATTCGCGGTGCCACGCCGGAAAAGGCCGCCGAAGTCCTGAACTACACACGGTCCCGTTTGAGTGAAAAAGATCAGCAGGGACTGGCTGCATACGCAAAACAAAATGCGACTGGAAAACCGCCCCCTAAAGATGCGCGTGCAGTCGCAGCGGCCGAAGAGGAAATCCGCCGCACCGTGCAGGCCGGGGCCTCTGGTATTCGCGGAGGAACTGAGGGCGAGATCATCGTAGAGCGCAGGAATTTGACTGCAAAAGAACTCGAAGGGGCGGGGCTAACGGACGATGCAGCGGCGCTCCGCGATGCCGGTTTTGCGACACAGGCCGATGCGTTTGAGGCTGCGCTCGAAGAAGTGCGACTGACGGGCGACCCCGCGTCCATCAGCAATCCGTTAGCCCGTGACCTCTACATTGAGGCGCGAAATAAGCAGGCATATCGGAACGATCAGCGCGCAGACTTTGAGCAGGAAGTGCTGGACAGCCGGAAGCGTCTGGCCAAGCTCGAAGGCGAGCGTCAGCAGATCGCCGGGCGCTATGACGACCCCGCGCAGGAAGCCATCAAGCGCGAACTGATC